AAATTAAAAACCTCGGGTGGTACCCCCCCCGGGAAAGAACCTAAGACACCCGGGCCCCCCTAACCCCATGTATGTATGTGCCTTGTGGGTTTTTTTTATTTTCCCCCCCGCAGTGGGGGGAGGGCCCCAAAAATTGGCGATTGCTTTCACGTTTTCACCTCGTGCTTTTTCAGGAATGCCCCGGATAGGCGACTTTTCTGCATGATTTCGCTCTCGCCTTCTGTCGGCTATTAAAATCCTACGTCCGACCACGTACACCTATCCCCATCCCCGTATACACCCGCCCCCGTTTGTATTACAGTCCTAACCCTAAAGCCCACCAGCCCGCACAACAAAAGACTTATACGATTCCGCACATACAAAAACCGGTTAACCCCCTTGCGCTCGCAGCATCCGATCCACGGCGCCGCCTCTGATGCGGTCGATGGCATCGCGTGCGGCTTCTGAATCGCTGCCGGTTAGGTGCGTATAGATTTCCCCGGTGCTGCGCTTGGCGTGGCCGAGTACGAGCTGTACGTGCGTAGGATTGCCGTCCATCCTGGCGATCATCGTGGCCAGTGAATGGCGCGCGATGTAGGGCGTTAGCTTCCGCCCCTTCTTCCGCCGGCGGCGATGATGCTGCAGGGCCCCGGCCATGGTGCTGTTCGTCCAGGAGTTGCCGCGGGCGTTCACGAATATAGGATCCGCCTTACGTGGCGGCCTCCCGACAATGGACGCGAATAAAGCACGTGCGCGGCCGAGCAGCATATCAACGCGGCCGCCTGCATCGAAGCTTACCGAACGCTCGCACCGATCCCCTGCGCGCCCCTTGCGCTTCTGAAGGCGCACGACACCGCTCAGCTGCAGACGTGGCATCCAGATATCGCGGCCGCGCAGCGCATAGATTGCTCCTGGCCTGTCTCCCAGCTCAAATATGGCGAGGATGGGCAGGCGTACATGCCACGGGTACGGCCTCAAAGACTCCACCAGATCCCGCTCTGTCAAAACCGTAGGGGTTGGGCGCCGGCAGGGCAGCTTTTCAATGGCCAACCAGGCCACGGCCTCCGCGTCAATCGTCCATAGGCGATCGCGTATGGCCCAGCGTGCAAATGCCTGCAGAATTTTAACGTCTTTATTTACGGTCGATTCCTGCACGCCATCAACGCGCATGCGTTCGATACGCCAGGCCCGCAACCCCTCGCGCGTGATATTGTCGAGGTGCTCGCCCAGATCGCGCGCAAAGCGCATCAGCACCCGCCGGCTGTCGGCAATGCGCCCCTCGCTAACGCGGCGCTCCGCGTCCAGATATTTCAGATATTCCGGCAGCGCATCGCCGATGCACACCACGCGCCAGCCCTCGCTATACTCACGATCCGCGCGCGCGAGGTGCAGGTCGAGACAAGCAGCGAACCGATCGCGATCGGCCGCGGAATGGAACCGCCTCCGGATTTCCTTGCGCAAAATAAAGGTCATCTCACCACAATTTTTTTCCAGGAAGATATACCCCAGATCGCCATGCCGAGGTATGCAAAAAACAATGCAGCCTGCGCCCATTCGTGAATCGCCAGATTGTGCGCGATCAATACCACGTCAGCCAGGGCCCAGCAGACAAAGCCCAGGCGGCGGCGCCGTATTACAAACAGATTGCCGGCCAGCGCCAGCAGCGCCACGGCAAAAAGCACCACCTGCGGCATTACCATAACCATTCCTCCATGGCTGACAGAAACATCCGCTCCGCATCTTTCGGCGCAGCCGGGATAATCATCAAGGTGGTATGCGCTTCTTCGGTGAGACACCAATCGCCAACCTGTTCGGGCCAAAAATACGCGGCCTCGGTCGCCAGCATTACGTCATCGGCTTTTTTTACGGCAGCGGGCATGGATAACGATAAGCCAAAATGCATGGCAACATAAAATAAAATTCTTTCTTCTATTCCGCTTACATGCCTATAGCCATTTAAAAAACCCAAACCTAAATTATTTGGATCATAAAAATATAATTGTGATTTGATCGGCCGCACAATATCGCCGACATATGCCTCTGCCGCATCATGCAACAGCGCCCACGCCCTAAGATCATCGGACGGCGCCTTATCGTACGCCGCCACAATTTCGGCCACGTGTACGCAATGCTGCGCCACGCTATAGAACTCTCGGCAATGACCGCCGAATCTGCATATCTGGCTGAGCGCGTGCGCGATATCGCGGATATCAATATCCTCTGCGCGCGGGCAAATCGGATCAAATCGCTTGCACGAATAGGTCTGCATCCAGCTCATGGCGTTCCCCTTTGTTTACAGTCCGCGTGCGCGGCCGGCCCCATAATAGGCGCCTCTCCAAACTGTTTCATCGGATACAGGCGCACTATTACGATGGAAAAACAAAGCTTGCATTGCGCATATGAACCATACTTCCCATGAGCAAAGCGCGTCATCGTATGCCCGCGCAACAGGCAAATTTCTTTGGCTTGTCGGCATAAACGATCTTGTTTTTTCATGCTCGCCTCCGCACGCGCTTCTTGCCGATAAAAACTGCTGCCTGCCGGAAACCTTCCTCGCGCAAATCATCCAGCAGCATACGCGCGCTGCGTTCTATTTCCGCGCTGCTGCCCTGGCGATTTGCCCACAGCTCCAGCGGATCGCGCGGGCGCTCCCTGAAATAAATCTGCGCGGTCGGCACGGCCTATCCCTTTCCGCGCATGCGGTAATCACCCCACGCGCACACTACAACCTCTCCATGCATGGCCCAGCGGCTGCGAATGCGATCGCCCATCAAATCGAAAAATTCACTCGGCGGAAGATTCGTGGTCATGACAATAAATCGCCCGGTAACGCAAACGCGATTTACCAGATCCTCTATAGCCGCCCGCACCTCTATGCCAAGGTCAACCGAATAAATATCATCCAGCACAAGCAGCTGATCGCCGTAAAGGCGAGCCATGATTTCAATCTTTTTTTGTTTGGGGCTGTAGCGCCGGGCAGCATCCCAATCGAGCAGCCACTGAAACGCATTGATCCAGCGCGTTGCCGGTTGCATCTGCTGCCGCAATCGCTCGATCAAAAACTTTCTGCATATGGCCGTAGCGAGATGCGTTTTACCCGTACCGGTCGGCCCGGACAACAGAAGAAGATTTCTGCCTATATCGCTGGCAAACATTCGGCATATCTGTCCGGCCTTCTCTTGACACCTGCGCGGCTCATCTCCCTCCGCCCAAACATCAAAATTTTCCAGCGTACAATCCTGCAGCCGCCCGACAATGCCGCACTGCGTTAACGTCGCCCTCAAAATTTCCGCATGGCGCGCAGCCATAAATTCCTCGTACTCCGCCTCCGTGGAAAGATCAAAATCCCGCATGATCATTTCTCTATACCCGTTTATTCCCCGCATGATCCCGGCTCCTTTCCCGGCTGCCCGTTTCCGTCAAGATACGCCTCCGGCGGCGGATTTACATACCCGGCCTTCCGCCTCTTTTTCCCTTTCGATTTCAAACCCCTTCCTCCCCCCGCTGGCGGGGGGATATAGGGGGGATCTTCCGTTCGTACGTTCGTACGTTCGTAGCGCGGACGGTCCGCGGACGGTCCGCGGACGGTCCGCGGACAGTCCGCGGACAAATCGCGGACGGTCCGCTTACGTGCTCGGTCGCGTAAAACCTTACCGTTGCGTTCCTTCCAGCCGCTTACCACCATGCGCTTTTTACCGCGGGGTTTCATAACCTGGATATACCCAGCGGAAATCATCGCACTCAAAACCGACTCCGTTTCAGCTTCGTACAGACACCCCTGCACGTTAAATTCGCACACCTCGCGCAGCTCGTCCTCCGTCAGATCCGACACGTTACCATCCTCGAAATCCCTGGCCACTGCCTCGTAAAAAAGGTGCACGAGGCCGAGGGCATCGCGCCGCGTCAGCCGCAACAGCTTGGCCAGCCGGCGCGCCTTGCGCGTGCGTGATTCGTCGGATTCTGCTCTATACCACTGCAAAGGATACCCGCCCTATAAAAGCGATTGCGCCTCGTACAAATCTTGCTTATGCGCCGGAATCGAAATGCGATATTCCCACACTCCCCGCGTTTTTTCCCCCCGGCGCCGCCGGTCCTTTTTGTACCCGTACTTGTTGGCCAGGTCGCGCAGCCGCGCGGAAATGGACGCCTCTGGCTCGCGGGTACCTGCGCTGATTTCCGCCAGCGTAGCCCAGCCGTCGAGGCGCAGCATGAATGACAATACAATCCGGCTTTGACGATTTAAGCGTTTGCGGTCGAGCGCCGGTTTATACGTTGATTTTTCCATTCAAATATCCCCCGATATTGGCAAGCGCCCGGTCCTCCATCCGCGTTTGCTTTTCAGTTCAATATTGCCATGCACACACACGGCATACCGAATTAACAACCTGCGCACCATGGCCACTCCCTTATTATCCTGCAAGGCCCTGGCCGAATGGCTGAAACATTCCGGACAATAAAGCGCTCTCGTATGCCCGGCTATAAATTCCTCTCCACAAACCGAACAATTTAAAAGGCGCTTCATTTTATTTTTTTTAGCGGCGGTAATCGCGTACCCTCCCAGCTCTTTCTCAGCACAATATCGAGGCGCTTGCGCCTTATACCCTCTGCATCAAACCCCGCGCGCGCGCCGCACTGCCATATTGCCTGGTTGCGCTGCGCGGCAAATGCGGCGAGGCAGCCGTAAGCATGCGCGGCCTTTGCCGGTTCTCCATGCTTATAAAGCTCGCCATGATCACAACCCAACAGGCAGACATTTTTAAAGCCGAGACATAGCAGCAGATAGGCCATGGCGATCGCGCTGCGGCTGAAAAATATTGAATATTGCGCGGTAGTGGTGAGCCCGAATTCCAGATCGCCGGTGGGCGCCATGCCGAATGTGGGGCAGGTCCACGTGTAGGGCAGCCGAATTGCATCGAACCCCACCAGCACCTTGCCGCCCATCTGCAGTTGCGTTTTAAACGACTCCACGAGGCCCGCGGCCTTATCGGTAGCCATATCAATACGATCAAGGAAAAATGCGAGCGAAGGCACGGGCAGCGATGGTAATGCAGTAATGCCTCTTTCTGCTTTTATAACGGGAAAAAAGTTAATGCCGATCGTGAAAAACCGCGAAATTTCCATCCATTGCTTGGCCGTAACATTCTGCAGACTGGGCCCTGTGCCGAGCACAAACGCCTGACCGCGCGGCCAGCGCGCGGCATACTCCCGCAGCTCCGGCACGCCGTGCCGAACCCAAGCCATTTCAAGCGTACGCCGATACACGCTGCGCGTTTGCCACTGCCAATATTGTTCAGTGGTCATTATCGCCGGGCTTGATCCTGGCTCTGCCTGGATAGACTCCATTGTATTATTTCCCCTCTGTTAAAATCGCCCACCACAAACGAGCGCATTCTGATTCCCAGCACATGAGACAGATCGCGCCATCATCACCCGGCCAATTTTCAGACTGCATTTTACCGCAGCGCGCGCAGGGTTTTTGACTTGCACCAGTCATTCAGAATACGCTTTCGGCTTTAATAGGCGGCGGCGGACGGCCGTGCACAGGTTCGGCCGTCCGGTCCGCCCGCCGCCTAATAAAAAATGCAGGCTCAGAGGCGTGGCAACCCCTGAACCTGCTACGCGCAGAAACGGATCTCGGGAACCCTGTCCGGGTTGCGGTAGGCAACAAGGATTTCCACGCGTATTTTTTTACAATGATCATGCCCCGAGATCCCGCTATCATGCCACACAAACACACCACAAAAGAAAAACTACGCTCGAACGTCCAATAATTCAAGAAAAAAACCGCATTCGCCTCCGATTTTTTCAAACAAAACCGAATCGCGTACATAACCCGCCTAATTATAAGCCCTTACGTTCCTGGTTTTTTTCTTCTTTTTGGCGGGCGCCTTTTGTGTATGCCAGGCGAAGCCTATATGATTTTGTGCCCTGCCGGCGCCAAAGTTCCGTCAGATCGTCCGCATGCTCGCGGCACGAGCTGACCACCGGGCCAAGTCCATCAACAATCATAAAGATGGCCTCGCCGCCACCGAGCAATTCATTCAGCATCTTGTGCCCTTTCCTCTTCCGCGCGCTCGTAAAGCGATACGATCGCCGAGGCCACGTGCTTTATATGTGGGTTATAATCGCCGGCCAAAATATTCCGCGCGATGCCATAAAGTTCGTCATCGCAGTACAGATCCGATCGGCCCAACAAAATGGCCTCTCGCAAAATATGCATGAGAGAAACGCTGCGCTGCTGCGCCTCGCCCACCATGGCATCGCGCATCGGCTCGGGTATCCAGGCATTCACGTGCACCCGCCGTACCGAAGGCCCTGGCCGGCCAGCCCCGGAACGGTCCCCGCCCCACCCCTTTTTTTTCTTGCGGTTCTTTTTCATGTTACGCCCGATCGGATGATCGCTCGCGCCGCATCAGCATTTCGCTCAACTCAATAAACAGACGAGGCGAAATAACAATATGCCCGTTTGTGATACGGCTCAAATAGGCAACCGATTTTTTTATTTTCCGTGCCAACTGGCGCAAGCTGCATTCGTAATGCGGCATGTTCAACAAACGCTGAATAATATGCGGGCCATCGCGTTTCAGCAAATCACGAATAACCTCGCCATCATCTATATAAGCCCGAACGCGATCGCATGCGAGCGATACGGCTTCATCATATTTCATTATATTTACCTTTTGCTTTTCGGCCAAAAGCCGAGATTTAATCCGCCTCAAAAGGCGCGGCCAGCCGCTGCGCCAAAAATTCGAACGTATGATCATCGTAACCCGGATCCATGGCAATTGAAATATCTTCCGAGCAATGCGCCGTCGCGTGGTCGCTCACGCGCACCTTGATCGTCTGCCATGCCGCGTCGCCGTCTTCGTCCAGGCCCTCGCGCGTCAGCTCTACATATTGCGAACCGGTCTGCGCAACATGCCAGCGGTCCCGACTCCAGCCGTGCGCCTTGGCCAGCGATTCCACGCGCGCCTCCGCCTCAGTCATCCATGCATGGCGCGCCGCGTCGCGTTCGTCCGTTAGCCTGCAGGCTTCACATAAGCCGCCCGCCTCTTCCGCCTCATGCTGACAGGTTTCGCCGGCACACAATCGGTGCGCCAGCGGGCAAGACTCCCAGCGCTCGCAGCTTTCGCATTCGATCGGTTCGCACTGGTAGCTATCGTCACCACCTTCAAACAGCCGCGCAACCCAAGCCGCTTCATCCATACCATCCGCAATTGCTCGCTCATAACCGTTCATGCTCCCCCCTTCCATTCCGAATATTTGTCCTCAAATTCTTTTTCAGAAATGGCCATCTTGACGAGCGCATGAAAATTTTTCCGACTTATACAAAAGGCGCGGTCTTTACCTAAAACCAACCGGCACCAGCGCATCACGATTTCTTCCGCATAATTACCAGCAAAATGCGCGTGACGTGGCGAGTCATTGAAATTAAACGAGTCATAATAACGGGGATTCCGCTGTAAATTTTCGCGGATCTCGCCATTAATAATTTCGTCATTTTGGCACCACTCATTGATTGCCGATCTAAGGATATGGCATTTTTCCTCATGGCTGATTCTCGTGTATCTCATGGCCTCCCCCCTTGCGCCGTTAGTGTAATCATGCAGGAATCTTACTTGATTAGTAATTACTAATCAAGGCAAAAGCAAATATTTTTCTTTGTTTCGCAAGAGTTGAAATAGCATATGGTTATGGAATTTATTGAAATTTGCCGTACAAAAATCCCAATTTTCGGCCAAAAATTGAAACAGCAGAGGCGCGGCTTGTCGATTTTACGGGCATATGGCGGCCGCAGGATGGCCCGCACGCGCGGCTTTTGCTTATTTTGCATGATGATGCCCTCTCCACAAAAAAGCCTGCTGCGGGCTTCTGTGGCGATTTAAGCGCTGAATTTGCGGGCGAGGCGGAAAATATATATAATCCGATAATGGACAGGGCGATACTTCACAAATTGGCCGATGGCTACGCCTGGCTGCGCGTGCCGTTCGGTGACGTCACTGGCCAGCGCCTGACCATCCATACCACGGCCATGGGTTACACCTGGACAGCAAACGGGCATCCACACGAGCCGCCGGATCGCCTCGACCACCTTCTGCCGGCCAGCCTACGGCTGCTCACGCGAGACCGCAGGCTCGGCAGCGTCACCTGGACGGCGGTTATAAATGGTGACGGTTACCTCGTCCTCGATGCCGAAATTTGCAAAAAGAAGTTGCGGGCGGCGCTGCTGGCCATATAATCTTACGCCTACGCGAAAGGGTACAGCAGTTGCAGCACAAAGATGGCGGCGGCCTGGCGATTTACCGCACCCGGGAACAGGCTGCTTTTGATTTGTCCGGCCCGGCGCTCCCGGCGCTCCTGTTACCGGGCCGGATTTGCGGACGCGCCTCTGCAGCCGACAGGCTGCCCCCGTGACAGAGGCGCTGGCGGTTCGGGGCCCTGGCCCACCTACGAGCGAACCGCCCAATTTCATTTTGTCCATAAAAAAACCCGGGCATCCAGATCCCGGGTATTTAAACTTAAAATCGGCGGAGTTAAGAGGTAAAGGCTTCGTAATACGCTTTGGCGGCCGCCTTCTGCTCGGCAGTCATATCGGCCAGCGGTATGATCTCCATGCTGCCGCCGATCGCGTTATAATTCACCTCCACGGATGCGATCAATTTATCCTCCGCATCCTTTTCCGCGCGTAAAATGAGGTACGGAAAACCCTGCACCTGTTTTTCAGGAACGGTTTTGCTCACTGCAGCCAGTTCGTCAGCCATAATAACATCTCCTTTTTAATGACCCAAATCAAAAATGGCCGGTTACTGCTTCTTTGCCTCCACCGGTTCGGCATGTTTCTTTTTTTCCGCTTCCAACTCCTGCACTCGCTGGATGCACTCGAGGAGCGCCTGCCGGATTTGATATTCCTTTAAAAACTTATCGCGTTCCTCCACGATTTGCGCGATATTAATTTGTATCTGCTGCGGTTGCGGTTGCTGCTGTTCCATACTTCCCCCTTTTTTTAGCTGTACCAGTTTGTGGCATCAATCGCCCTATAAACCACGCTGGCCCCTGCGGCCAACGTAACCGAAGCATCAACTCCCGTGCCGTCGATGTCGTCACCGCTGGCCGGGAAAATTTGTAACGCATTCGCGCCGTTATTGCGAACGTAAATTGTCATGCCGGCCGCCGCCGTCGGCATGGTCACCACGTCATTGGCATTTGCGCACGTGGCAATCTCGTTAATATCCTTGGTCAGCGGCTGCTGTCCCTGGCTCTGCGTTGTGCTGGCCGTAATACCCGCTTCGACGCTATGCTTGATATTTACCAAACAAGTAATATTTGTAAAAGTTGCATTTAGCCCAGAATCAATAACGGGAATGATACCGATATTAAGTTGAGATAACTTGCCGATTCTCGTCGAACTGATTACCTCGTTACCACCGATTTTTAAACTAACTAAATTGGCAATACGTGCGGAACTTACGATTTCCGTACCGCCAACCTTGATACTTGCAAAGTTGGCAATGCGTGCCGCGCTTACAATCTCGGTTCCACCAACTTTTATTCCACCTGTAAAAACGCTTAAATGTTTTCCGCTTGCAAGATAAATAGCCAAATCATTTACAAGCGACAACATGGTAATGCTGCCGGTGCTGTCTATAATAATTGCATCCGTATTGTTTACTTGGCCGATTTGAAGGCTACCGGAAGCATTGGAAGCATAAATGAAATTTGCACCGGCACGAGTAAACGTAACGACATTGCCGTTTGAGTTTACAGCAAAATTTCCAAGCGAACCGGTAATCGTTAATTGTGAACCCTGCAAATGCCGCGCGCTACTTATGACCTCCGTACCGCCAACAGATAACGATCCTGGCGTTACTAGGTTTAGGTTACCAGTAGCGAAATTAAAAATGAATCGGTCGGTAGTTCCAAGCAAACCACCAGCGGACATGCGATAGGTGTTATCGGTATTGTCTTTTCCTACAGAAAACAAAAGTGCACCAGTGGCTATATCGCGGTATCTGATTGCACTATCGCCTCCGCGCATATCCATATAAATGTACGAAGACGACGTATAAAAGGTCGGGTTTAATCCGCCGGTATTTACCATGCTTAATGCGCCATTCAGCATTAAAGCGCCGGAGAGCGTTGTCGTGCCTGAAACGCCGAGCGTGCCGTTCACGTACGTGCTTGCAAGGCCGCCCGAAAGTGTAGTAAGCCCCGAAACGCCGAGCGTGCCGTTGATATAGGTATCGGCAAGCGAAAGAGTAGCCCCGGATTTAATGCCAAGCGTACCGCTTGCCGTGAATTCTATGGTGGAATCATCAGCCATTGCACGGCCACCAACATCAAAATATGCATATGAGGTGGTTAGGCCGATGGCTTTAGGCGGATGAATTCCACCGGTATAGGTTACGAGCCCGCCTCCATTCGATAGGCCGTAAAGCGTGCTTGTAACAAAGGTGCCTGAGATAACGCCGCGATGGATGCCGAAAAAGCCCGTGGCGCTGGCCGTGCCGTCAAGGTCGCCGCCCTGCTCAATGGCCTCCATGGCCGCAGCCCATTCCTTGTTTAGATCGGTCGTAAGGGCCGCTGACGCGCGTGCGAGGCCGCTCGTAACATCCACGCCAGTAAAACGCACCACCTTGGCATTCACGCCCGCCGTAGCCGGCGAAATAGCCGCGCAAAGCGCCTGCATACGCAACGCGCGCGCGGTCGCCATCACGTGGCCGCCGAGGATATCATGGTCGGCCGCGTCGAACCAATTATCTTCCTGGCCCACCGGTACCTCTGTGATATCCGTTTTTTCGTTAATGCTCGGCAGTATGCCCGGCAGGGTTTCAGTGACGGCGACCATGATAGACCCTCTCTTTCAAAACGCTTCCCGCAAAAATAAAAATTGAACCTCCGGCGGGCGGGAACCGGCCGGAGGCCGGGGCTCGATGGGGGAGTATCGGCCCCTCGGCGCATGCGCCCTATATTTCGCGGTCAGTAGCCGCGCGCCATACCGCATCCGTCATTTCACGCGTAACGCCTGGCGTGCCGGCCACCTCGTCCACGACATGCCCGCCAAATCCATCGGCCGCATTACCCGCGCGCGCCAGCACTCCCATTATTTTATTTGCCGCACCCAATTTAGAGTTGCGATTATACGCCACGACTCCGCCCAAAATGCTCGGCAGCAAAAGCCAAAGCTGCTGATACCACGGCACGCCGGAATCCCGTATGGCCTCCACGGTTTTGGCCAGGATTTTAACCTCTTCAATACCCGCTTTAATTTCCATCTCCACCGGTTCTTTTTGCGCTTTATAAAGGGCAATCAAGCGATCCCCTTCCTCTTTCGGCAGCTCGCCGCGCGCAACCTTTTCCACCACGTCGGCAATATTTTTACATAACCGATCAAGAACCGGCACCAGCTTTCCGATGCGCGCCTCTATACTGACGACCTTCGCGCTTGCTTCGCTAACGCGATTCTGCTGATCTTCCGTCAGCTGAACGCACCCCGCGCTCAAAAATAAAACCAGAACCAAAACCAAAAAACGTTGCATGACTTTCTCCTTTCGTCAACCGTTAGGTACGTGCGCCGCCAGCCACCCCAAGGCAACCATCGCCGCGGCCGTGGCCAGCCCCGCCAGAACATTAAAAAACAATTTACGCCAATCGCGTTTGCCTTCATTACGTTTTTTGTGGTCGAGGATCGCCGGCGCCGCAGCGATTTGCGCATCCTCCGCAATCGTACGCGCTGCCACTGCTATGTCCTTCGCCTTGTCGATGGAGGCGCACATAAATTTTTGTTCTCTCAAAAGTTCTCCGTGCATCTGCTGCAGGGCTGCCTGGCGCTCCGTATTCCCCGCGCATGATTTTTCCAGCCGCGAAACGTTCCGCCCGATTTCTTCCATATTCGCCGTGACGCGTTCGAGGCGCTTATCAAGTTTTCCGTTCCGCTCGATACTACCCATTTCTACATTGGTGAGGCGGTCTTGCATATCGTTAATGCGACCGTGTACGTTTTCTATATTGTCCGGCATACTAACTCCTACTACTTAACTTTTAATAGTTTGATTTTACAATATCTGTAACTGATACATCAATCCCCAGAACTTTATAATAAAGATCACCTGTTTGTTCCTGAAATGTCCATGTATCCCCCTCGTCATCCGAATACCAATAGCCATTTGGTGATTCTCCGCGCGTTGGCGTCCACCATAAACGGTCGTTTTCATCGCGCATCACAAACCATGCCGGTCCAAAAGCAGTATGCGTTCCATATTCCTGCTGAACGACTCGGAACGTATGAAGATTAGTTGTTTTACCAATCGCAAAATGGTCGTCATCATCAATAAGCTGGCATATAACCTCATTATCTTTTGTAACAAATCCCGGCCTAACCCAATGAATCATATATGGTTCAGTTCGATGTTTTTCATATTCTCCATGATCCGTCCAGGTAACGAGGTCATCAATTGCCGATGAAAAATGCCGAAAAAATTTAGTGTTAACATCTGGCTGAGTATACGTCCGAAAATTATGCCAAAAATGAACGCGCCCATCCACTTCTTGTATCGTTGGGCGAGAATATACCAGTGCAAGAGTTACATCAATCAAATGCTCAGTCCACGAAACATCATCTTTTTCCTTCTCGGCAATCCAAAAAGTATAATTCCAATAACCATCAAATACCGCAGTCCAATGCAAAATAACAATCTTGCCATTCGACAAATTTATTATTTGCAGCATATACGCTTCTGGTCCTGGTGGCGTATATGAATCAGTTGGAGTTAACGCACTATCTATTTCTCTCAATGTTCCGTAGTGCTCGCCATAAACCAACCAAAACGGATCCGGAGTTCCGCCCATAAGTTGACTTCGAAAATTTTCCAGTGTTATCCATGAATGCGTCTTCCATCCATCTTCAGTACTCAAAAGATATGTTTTCAAACCTTCGGTAACGTGTTTACCCCAAAGATAATAATGGGTAAGTTCATTATTCACGATATAAATGCCATTCTCGGAAACGATCCAATTAAGATATCCTTCTGGTAATTCCTCACTGACAAGAAATCTCAAATTCCCAAGAAAATTATTTGTTCGCGTAACGGCCAAACGACGTTCTCCATACGCCGGATCGTACTGCGGCCCCATGAAATAAATATTCCCGCCGATTTCCCCACGCGCGCCCAACGGCGATTCGATAAATCCGCCAAGAGGTGACTTATTAAAACTGTCAAATGCAGTCGTCATCAAGAATCATCCCCAAGCGCCCAGGCCCGACCGTCCGCGTTGATATCGAGGAATTCGGCATTCGTAACGTTCGTGCCGCCCTCTATATTGCTGATGCCATAAATCAGATCGTCCTCTACATAAGAAGGCACGATAACCTGATCCTCTGTCTCTTCGTCCAGCGTGGCCGTGCGCTCGAAATGTGAAGTGTACGCGTATGAAATTCCATCGCGTGTTTGCCCATCAAATGGCGAGCGCCGCAACAAATACGGTTTGGCCACCAGCACATCCTCTCCGCCTTCGTCCGCGCCATCCCAGGTGCGGCAGACCAACAAATCCGCATAAACGGATTTTACGCGAAATTGTTTTGACGTGCTTTCCGCCGAACCCGAATATTGCAGGTACCATTGGCCGGATACGCGCGAGCACATCACTTCCACGTCTGCCTCCGGCTTAGCACCATCCATGGCGCGCGCCGTCACCGTATCGCCCGCAGCGCCGTCTAATCCATCGGGGTACAACTTGACGCTATAATCCGGATCCGCAACTTCTGAAAGAACAATGCCCGGCACGCTGCCGGTTTCCGATTCGTCCTCCGGCCCGTCGCGGCCACCGCTGATAAAAGTAAGCGTAATTTTTAAGGCTTGCGGATCGCCCTCTTCTATTCCATCCCCCGGATCATCCGGCGGCGTATCGCCGGAATCATCGAGGTACGCCGAATCGCTGACCACCGCCGTGCCTTCCTCGATCGGCAGCCATATATCGAGGCCGATTTCGTGCGCACCCGTATCATGGTCAACAGACTGCACCAGGCCCAGCAGATCCGCCGGCCATAAATCCGCCACGTCGATCTCTACATAATCATTTATCTCCACGGCCAGGGCATTCGGCTGCGTGGCGATACGCGCCAATTTCCATAAACGCGACCGCCGCGCGATCATGAAATCGAGCGTTTTCTGTACACATTCAGAGGTTTGCAACCCCCAAAATTCAATCACCGTCTCCACCACGCCATAAAGCCCCTGCGCGGTTGCGTTTTCCACCATGATCCGCTGCGGTGCCTTTGCATAACTATCTCTATACACGCCCACGATGCGCGTGGCGAAACGATCGGAAGACTCCCGCCCCGTAGCCGTAATTTCTATCCGCCCCTCTGTAATCCAATCATCGTCAAGATTTGTCGCTGCATCGCCGAGGGAAGGCTCAGCAGAAAGGTACCGGATATGCCACAATCCATTTTGCCAGGTAAGCGCGCACCTTGACTGCTCCGCAAATTCCTGCAATTTAGATATGGTAATTGGTTCGAGGCAGGCAAAATGCGCTGGATAATTTGTAAGCGCCGTTTCCACCAATGCAAAAGCCGTTGAATCCAAATCCTCCGCAGCGTATCCGGCTCTTTCCGTCAGCGCCCACTCTATCACCTCCGCCGGATTGCTCGACAGCGAAGAACGCAAAGAAACATAAACCGTATCGTCAAGCCAAGCCGGATCACGATCGGATAAAGGCACATCAAAAGTAATAGTGGTAACCGTGCGGCCGCCGACCGTATCGGAAAGGTTGATAGTATAAAAATTGGACGGCACGGGCAAAAGCGCCTGCGTTTCCACGCCCTTATTATCCACCTGTTTCTGCAGCGCCTGCACGCGCAGTACTTCCGTGCTCTCTTCGTCATTTGCAACAAAAACATCCGCTTGATTTAACTGGCGCACCCGCGCGCCCGCCTTTATAAACCACGTCCGTACAAGCGGCGATTGCTCGTGCGATACGGCATTGGCAACAAACGTACCTGGCCCGGTATTTGAAAGCAGCACACCCCACGGGTATGCGCACCAGATTTTATTGCCCTTTTGCGCCTGTACAAAATTTACCTGCCGCGCCGAATCCATGCCCGTAGATGATTGCACAACCAACGTCAGCCCGATTATTTCCTGTGTAGAATCCTGCAGCCAAAAAACATTATCATTTTCTTCGTCATCATCCGCCACGCGCGGCCCGGGTATCACGTTCGTATATTTCGGCACGTTCCACTCGCTCGGCGTAAAAATCTCCGGATCCCCGCCCGCGCCAAATTCGCCGGTGACGTATACGCCGCCGATCAAAAGCGTAATGGATTCACTTTGCGGAAAATTCGCGCCGTCCGTTACCTTGAGCGTTGTATTATTACTACTGATCGCTTCTTTCAACGTTCCGCGCGGTCCGCGCGATACACGAACCGCCGGCACATCAATCACCGTACCGAAACAAAGCGGCCAGGTCGCGCCTTCGGATTCCTCCGGCAAATCGGCAACCTCTCCATACTCCGGCGTATACGTGATTACATTATCGACCAGCACGCGCTCCGCCTGAAAAGCCAACGTACGATCGCTGTCATTCCAGACAACCGGCCCGCGCACTATACCCGAAAGGATTTCGAGCAGATCACTTTCGCCCAACCCATCGTAATGGTGATAAATCGTTATGGCGCAGCCATCCATTACAACCTGGTTAGTATACCCGCGCAGCGTTCCATCCGGATCCACCAGGCTGACGGAAGCTTCCTGCACCGTGCCCGGGCTTCCGTTGGATGCAATACCGTTTACATCCGCATTTACCACTCTGCCGGACGCGACAATCGAACCCACGGTAACCGCTGCATCCGCGTAATATTTCGTTCCGATGGCGCCGCCCCATTCGATCTTGACGATCACCATGGGCGCCGTGCCGGCCGCCATGGCCGCTTTAACCGCCGTTGCTATTGATAAGCTGCGCGTCACTGGGCCGCCTCCACATCAATGCGCAGCGCCATATCTTCCGTGCCCGCGCGCGTGGTTTCTGAAAACTTCAGCGATTCAGGTACGAGGTACGCCTTCCAGGTGAGCCCATCATGATCCACGTATCGCATAGCTGACGATCGGGCCGCGTCAAAAAACACCTTGGCGGCCGCGGCCATGGCCGGCGTCAGATATCGGAACCTCAGAATAAACGCACGCCGGCGAGGCGGTGAATGAAAGCGCACCAACCCACGGCCGCGCATGCGCCGCGATACAACAAGTGAATTCTGTTCGTGAATATTGCCGAGGTCAGGCTGCCGCAAACCCAATTCAGACGATGCAGAGGCAAACGGCCAGTAAAACCACACGCGATTTCCCGTGCCGAGCCCCGTGCCGGAACCATTCACCATTAAATGGGATTTCTTAGGATCGGTAACGCCGGATCCCTGAACCCAAAGCTGGACGGTTTTCGGCGTTGTTACCATTATTGCGCATCCTCAACATCAAGTATTATTTGAAGATCCTCGGTCCCGTCGGCCGTTGCCTCCGCAAACGTGAGCGCGCCATCGCGCACGTACGCTTTCCAGGATTTATCATTATGATCCACATACCGCACCGCAGCCGATCGCGCGGTATTGAAAAAATCGCGCGCAGCATCGGCCATATCGGACGGTAAAAACCGAAAATTGAGCTGCAGCTCTTTAATGGCGCCGCCGCGGTCGAATTGGTTAAGCGTACCGCCGCGGCTTTCCACGCGCACCACCAACGGATTATGCCCCTCTATATTGCCCAGCTCCGGCCTGCGCAATTGCAATTCCTCTGTTGCCGCGCCCGAAAACGGATAATAAAACCATACGCGATACCCCGTGCCGAGGGCATCCACCTCAGAATTAACCATCAAACGGCCCGTTTTCGGATCCGTAACCCCTGAACCCTGCACGCGCAAAAGCGCCGTAAGTGACGAGGTTATGGTCGCCAGCACCTGCAGCGGTGCGGTCAGCGGCGTGGTATCAAGCTGATTTACCACGTATAAGAGGCCGGTTTTTTGGGTAGTAACCAACATCCGCACCACATGCAATGGCGCGGTTTTGGGCTCCGTATCCGTAAGGTTCACCCCGCCCAACGGCTGGGCAAATGGTCCGCCTAGCTGCATAATTCCCCCGATCGCTACGAAACGCCATCCACGCGGAATTCAATGGTGCCGTTTGCGAGCGCCGTATTCACCCGCTCGCAATCTGCGCTCAGCGTGATTTTGAACCACAGGTAAACGTTATCGCCGAAGTCGAGGTCCATATCCGCCCCGCCGTTAATGCCGTAACCATCGGCGTACGTGGTCTTGCCGGTTGCCGCCACAAACACAACCCCCCCGGGGGGAGTTTCTTCGTCAGCAGCCACCGCAGCGGCCGTAACGCCATCGCCAGGCGCTTCCGTGCCCATTTCGATAGTGATATCCCCGGAAGATGGCAGCGAATCGAAAACGATCCGCGCGTTAAGTAGATCTTCCGCGTCATCTGTATTACGGATGGCGAGGCACCTGTAAAACGTTCCGCCGGCCACGGCCTCGGCCAGGCTGAAAATATCGCACAGATTTTCCTCTGTATCGTCCGTGAATTCCGTTGACGAACGATAACCGCCGAGGGATCCATCCGGATCCCCCTGCGCCGCGCTGCCGTCCGATCCACCGGCATTTCCCTGCGTGTAATATGTTTTGATATCAGCATCTTCGAGCGTCATTATTTTACCCTCCGGCGGTGGCTGGAATCACGCCCTGGCGCTGGGCCCGAGCGATTGAATCCGCCACCTTTTTGGCATCGCGGGCAGTCATGTTGCCCACGCCTTGATTATTGATAACGATTGCTCGCTGCGCGGCTGCCTGACGTCGGCTTGCCTCTTCGCTAGCTTCCGCGGTATTTACATCACGCGCAGCGGTAATCATATTCTCGAAATTCCCGGCCGCGCCCTTGAACTGCCCGGCCGACCATGCATATGTACCCTTGGCCAGCTGATCCACGGTGCCGGACAGGCCACCGATTGCCGTGGCCGCAGTCCGGAATCCTGACGCGGTACCGCTCAACCCAAGCCATTCCGCTGCCGCAGCGCCGGCTTCGAGCACCTTTTGGATACCCACCAGCATGCCGGAGATAACATTCATAACCACGCCGCCCACGGCCCCAAACGCTGCCCCGACAAGCCGCGCCACGCCCACCACGGCATTAAACCCCACGCGTACGCGCGCGATAATACCCTCTAGACCGCCCCATTCGCTGATGGTTTTGGTCGTCCATTCCACGATATCCTTAAGTGCGCTCCCGATATCCATGGCAATCCACTCTTTATTTTCCGTTATCCAGGCAGAAATGGCGTTTATGGCATTCGTGAGCGCCGGCATAAGGTCAACTGCTATACCCTGGAAAAGCCCACCTACGGCACCCTGTACGCGCGTGAGGCTATCATTGAACGCCGCTGCATCCTCGGCGCCGGCCTTCGTCCATACAATGCCCAGTTTCTCGGCTTCCTGCATCATCGCATTCATGCCCTTTGTTCCGCCTTCGAGCATAGGCAACATGGCCGTGCCCGCGCGCCCGAAAAGCTCCTGCGCAATCGCCGCCTTTTCCGTTTGGTTTTCCACCGCCGCCAGCGCCTCAACCGATTCCTTGAAAAGCGCCTCCGAATCTTTCAATTTACCGGAAGAATCCGTTGCAGATATGCCGAGGCGCTCAAACGTCCGCGAAGCGGTTTTTAATCCGCTGGAGGCATCGAGCGCCGTCTTTTGCATCTTTTTAACGCCCTTTTCCATATCTGTAACAGAGGTACCGGAAAGCTCTGCGGCGTATTTAAGCTTGCTCAAGAATTCAGCGGAAAGCCCGGTGCGCTTCGACATTTTATCGATTTGATCGCCCGCATCAGCCACTTTTTTAACCATCGCACCAACCGCCACCGCCGCGCCCGCAGCGCCCACGGCCAGGGCCTTGCCCATGGAAAGCCCCACCTTACCGATGCCTTTTCCTACGCGCGCAACCCCTTTGCCCATGGCCGCCACGCTTCGCGTAAAAATCGCCGTGGCGCTGCCGGCTGATTTTAAAGCTTTATTCCATGATTTGGTGGACAGCGATAATTTTGCAGAATAGGCTTCCTCTACCATGGCTAATCCTTTCCAACCTTAGATCGGCCCGCCCGAAGCGCTTTTGTGAACGATGGCGCAAACGTTCCGCGCAGCTCTTTCATCGCGCGGCTGATCACTTTAAATCTGCGCTCTATCCAGTAAAAATGCTTTACATGATTAATTAATTTTACGTAATACACGAGCTTGGTTTGTTTTTCGCCCACCCTCCCCAACTTTTCGCCCTTTGCGCGCTGATCGCGCACGCCTTTCCGCGGTACAATAGATGGCGGGCTTACGTTGAATTTCCGCGCACTCGGCACCCATGCGGAGGCTGCCTTGCCTGTACGCACCGGCGTTTTCTGAATTAATTTTATGGCTGTTTGGCCGGCCATTTTATCAATAACCTTTTTGCCATCGCGTTCGGCAAGCATTGAAAGGTCACGGTAAATGCTCGCAAAAGAGTTTTTTTCAATTTTTACTTTTGCCTTTGCCATTATTTCGCCCGTTTAATCCGGCCCCACGCTGCTGATTCCTCTGCCTGTCGCACGCGCTCAAACGCCATAAGTTCGATCATTTCATCCCGGTTAAGTTCCGGCAATGCCTTACCCCAAACCGCCCGAGGATCCACCCGCTCGCAAGCCCGAATCTGTACAAATCGCCCGGTCCGCGGCAGGTGAAGCGGCAAATCTAACTGCAACCCTCCCTCTACCGGTCCTCTGTAAAAAAATCCTGAGCTACCTCTTCCACATCTTCGCTGGATAGTGCATTAACCTTCATCACCGCATTTAAAATCCGCTTGCGATCACCCACGCCGAAACCGGCGGCCACCAGTTCCTTTTGGACGTTTTCCCATGTTTCCGGATCCGCATCATCCACGGTTTGCCACGTAAGCCCGGGCGTGGCCTTCAGGCTTTGCGCCATCAGCCAAAACACGGATAATTCGTCATGCCGGTGCTTGGCATCGAGGTACCGCTGATCCCCAAAATCAGGCCGGCCAGGGCGGCCCTTGCGATGCAGGATCGGCGGCGATGGATCCGGCACCATCCTCTCGAAGTCCGTGCTATCCAACACTGCCGCCACCTTGAGCACTACGTGGTCACCATCCGGACGCGGTAAAACCACGTCCATGGTAGCGCGAGCACTTATTTTTTGCCCCTCAATCAGCATATTTCCCCCTTTCAATCGTTACGCCCGCACTGCCGTTATGATTGCGCCGCGCGCGCGCTTGCCGGCGTGGTGATAAACGCGGTGCCGCTTGCCTTTACCACGTTATATTCCTCGCCATCCTCATAGGCCACCTCGGCCGCCCGGCATTTGTCGAAGGTGAGCGTTTCCTTTTTGCCGTTGGAATCCGGATTCGCCACCTCGTACGTCATGCCGAACGCGTACGGCTCGCCATCCTGCGCCACGGATACCCAGGCGGACGCTTCGTTACGCTGTTTCATGCAATCAATCGGCGAGGGCGATGCACCGGAATCCGCTTTCCATTCGCGGAATTTGAAGGAAAACGACCAGGAAACCGGCACTTGATTTCCCTGGCGTACATGGTCGAGCACGCCGCGGTCGAGGATGTTGATAAATTCCTCTGTTTCCGTATACGAAAAATCGCCCTCGCAATACGGAATTTCCAGCGTCTCCGGCGTGGTCGTATTGTCGTAAAGCGTGAGCGCGCCATCGCGGAAATTTCTGGTTAAATTCGTGTCGGTCATCTCAAAGCCCTCCTAAGCTTAAGGCAGACGGCGACAAATTAGCCGCACCTGTTGGTTATCGTTAAGAAAAATCCAGGAAACCACGGCGTAAACTTCGCTGCCGTCCGTTATTCGATCTCCATGCGCGGGTATAACACCCAACGCGTAAATGGTCGTGCCTCCAATTTCCGCGTCATCGCCGTAAAGGCAGGTATATGCGCGGTCACCCTCCAACAATTTCCGCGTCGCTTCCGGCACTTCGGTTAAATCTTCGCGAATCACCGTTACCGTCGAATCCGTAAAAACTTCCACATTCTGGCCGGTTGAAAAATTCGGCGTGGCGCTCTGCCGATCGCGATACGTAACATCTTCAGAATCCATAAGAAGATAGGTATCCGCCAATTGACTTTGCGAAAATAACGTCATAGCGCCGTTTCCATAATTGCATCGCACTCAAGCCGCAGCGCAATGGCATCCTCCCCGGCTTCCTCCGGCGGTAAGATGCCATCGCGCTGCGGTTCGTAAATGCGCAGCGCCAAAGATTCCGCGCCTGATGTAAACGTAATGAGCGCGCCGGAAAGGTACCCGCTGATTTCGTCCGCCAATTCATACGCGCGCACGAAATCGGAAGAATTGCGGACAATCGCGTCCGCCATTACCGCTACGTGCTCATACCGCCGTCCAGCGCGCGCAGGCGCCCCACGCGTGCGCATAATATCAATCGCCACCCATTCAGCCGCCGAGGTATCAAACGCGACGCCAGGCACGCGCATGGGCGCAGACGGCGAAAGATCATTCAGATAATCCAGCAATGCGAGCATGGCGCTTTCGAGGGGTTCGGTCATTTTCGCATACCCCCGATGCCATGCAAACGGCAGAATAATGTAATTATGGATTTTCCCCGCGCCATTATCCGCACCTCACGCGGCGGGCAAACGGGAGGGGGAATACTCCCCCCTCCCGTAATGCTCAGCCGTTCGTTACTGTTCCAGCCCGCAGGCCGAAACCTACTTGGTGAGTACGGTGCTGAGCAGATAGCCCAAAGAGGCATCCATCACGACCGGCTCCACCTGCCGGCGCGCCCGCAGCACGTTCGATCGGATCTCTTCGTTGTAGTACGTTTCGGTTGTGAAATCGTACATTGAACCATCGCCCATCCAGTGCCGGTTGACGGCAACCGTGCGCGTGGTCGGCCGTACCGCGCCCTTAGCGCGATAGCAGGCGAGGGCATAATCCGTGCTCCAGATCGAGCCGAGCGTCGGCGTGCCCTGCCCCTTGTTCGTGGTCATCCGGTAGCCGTCCGCCACGATGATTTCCTCCACATCGAGGAGTTTCGCCACGGACGAACGATTCGCCACCTTGGGATCCGCGCTCGATTCCGCACCGATGCGGTCAAGCACCGCATCGCATTCGAGCAAATGATCCCATGCGAGCCACGCGAGCACCACGGTATTGGGCGTGATACCAGTGTTTTCCTTTACCGCCCGAATCGCGATTTTGAGGTCGCCGATCGGATCGGCCGTGGAATGCTGATCCCAGGCCACGCCGTTGATCGCGGCGGTGTAGCCGGAAAATTCCGTGGTGCTGAAAAGCAGATCGGCCACGCGTTTTTCGTGCAGCGCGTGCTCTTTGTAGAGCACGATATCCGCGGCTTCCTGCTCCACATTGAAATACCCGCCAGCCTGCGCCGCGCGATTGCGGTCGATCCGCATCTCGTGGCCACGCTCTTGAGTATCGTACGTGAATTGCGTATACTCGAATTCGCTCCGAGAATACCCGCCGCCGGCAGCGCGCCGGTCGTCCGGCTCGTCGAGGTACTGCTCTGAGGGGATCTTTTTGATCACACCGCTGGCGTCCTGCACCACCACCTCCGGGCATGCGAGGTCAGCCACGAAACCGCGGCGCATGCCGGTTACATCCCATTCGCGGTATACCGCGTTTTTCAGATCCGGCCGGTTGACGGCCGATGTTGCACTCGGGGTTACCATGATTCTTTCTCCTGTTCCTTGGGCCATCAGCCCGGTTTTACTTGCAAATCCTCGGCTGGATTACTTGCGCACCAGCTCGACCGTCAGCTGCTGCAGTTCCAGCAGGTTCGAGGCGTGCTCCGCATCGAATTTGCCCGTGCACTTGAGCACGACAGCCGCCGAAAGATCTTCGGACGCCTCGGCCTTTTCCCAGCTTTTGGCCGCGGTACCGCTCGCGTCGAAAATCTGGAACCCGCTGCCCAGCACCTTACCGCTGGCACCGGAAGCGCTGACCGTGATTTCCGCGTCGATCACACAGATATCGTTTGCCGCGCCCGCCGCCACCACGGACGAAACGATATTTTCCGTGCCGAGTACCAGCGCGACCGTGCACTGCGGCGTACTGTCGATGCCCGTGATTTTCGCTTTCGCGCGTACGCGGATCACGTCGCCGGCAGCCAAAACCCCGGCCGGGATTGTCGCGTACTTGTCGAAATCGGCCACTGCCGAGCTGTTGGAACCCACGGCCGTGCTGGCCGTGATGTTAGCATACAGCAACCCGAGCTTGCCGGCTTCCGGCAGAACCTCTACGAGGTCATCATCCGCCGTCACCGTGGCCAGGGCCTTACCGATTTTGTAGCCGGTATTGGTCGCGGTCACCTTGCCGTCATCATCCGCGAACACGTCCGCATATGCGGAAATCGCGCCGCTCGCCACCAGCACGAGCGTGCCGGGCTTGTTTCCGAGCAGCGTAACCAACGCCGGCCGACCGCTCGCCACGTAAGCGCCATTTGCGCCCAGCGGCACCTCTCCCGCGTCACAATACACCGCATCGCCGGAACCGTCGTGCCGGACGAGGCGATATTTTTCCAGGGCTTCCGCCGAATCCAAAGTCAGATCCGGTGTGTCGTGATTCTGAGTCATGTTTTTTCCTCCAAAATCGGCCGCATGGCCTTCGTTTTTTTTGTTCCTTGATCCGACTCCTACCGGCTGCCAACGGCCTGCAGATAGGCGTTATGCAGTTCCGGCTGTTTGTTGGCGATAGTCGCCTCCGGGCTTTTGTCGCCGGCTTCCACCAGCTCCTTGATGCGAGCGTTGTAAGCCTTTTCCGCATCGCCACCGGTGGCCGCCGCCGGCTCCACGTCGAGCGCGTTCGCGCCGACCGCGCCGAGGTCCGCCTTCAGCTTTTCGATTTCCTCGTCCTTCGCGCTTAACTCCGCGCGAAGTTTGCTGCCGGTCGCTTTCTCGATCGCCAGCTGTTCGAGCACTACAGGATAATGATCCTGCCGCGCCTCTTCCACGTCGTGGCCCATTTCCCATTGACTTCGCGCGAACGCGGAATCATTCGGGAAAGCCGTCTCCAACGCCTTCAGCGTTTCCACGCTTTTGGCCGCGGCTTCTTTTGCAGCGTCCGCCTGCAGGGCTTCCAGATCCGGAGTATCCTTTCCGGATTCGTTCGAGCCTTTCTTCATGCCTGCCATGTTATTCTCCTTTATCCATGCGGCACTGTTCGGCCGCTCCTGTAATACGCTCTCGGCCGTGCCGACCGAATCAACCAATTTTAAATCCACGGCATCATGGCCGAGGTATACCTCTCCCGTGGCCAATTTTCTAACCGCTTTTTCTTCCATATCTCGCCCGCGCGCCACCGTCTCGATAAAGCTTTCGGTCAGAGCATCAACGATTTTCTGCTCGCCGGCGAGCTGCTCGGGCGTGACCTTATCACCCACAACCCCGAGCCCCTTATGCGGCCCCGAACGAATCACGTGCACCTTTATACCGCGCTCCTCGATCGCCTTTGAATAATCCACAATCACAGAAAAGGTGCCGATGGAACCCACCAGCGCGTCATATGTAGAAACCACATGATCCGCCTGGCTGGCGAGGTAATACGCTGCTGACGCGCACAAATCATCCGCGAACGCCACCACCTCTTTTTCCTGCCGCGCCGCATAAATTTCGTCTGCGATCTCCTTCAACCCTACCGCCATGCCTCCAGGCGATTCGATATGCAGGCAGATCGTTTCCACCCCATCATCCGCGCGCGCTTCCGCAAGGGCCTCTTGAATTTCATCGAAACCGGTCACCTGATAACCATATTCGCGCATCCATGAAGGCACGCGCTTAAGCAATACGCCATAGATAGACACGATGCCGGTTTTCCCTTCGCGCCGATACGCTATTGGCCCTTTCGCGCGATCAACCGCGGATACGTCCATATCCTTATCTTCCACAGAAGCGAGCGAAGAGAAAAACGCTTCCAGCGCGTTCGCGCCCATTGCCCAGATTTCCGCGGAATAACTGGCCATCATCGCATGAGCAAAAATTTTTGGCTTTACCATCCTGCACCCCTTTTATTCTTCCGCGGCATCGTCTTCACCTTCCGGCAAAATTTGGCCAGAAAAATTAAACCCGGCGCCGAGCTGCCAGCGCGCAACCTCTCGCCAGCTGACGTTTGCTTTCGGATTTATTTTATTAAGCTCGTCCGCCGCGGTCATCGCCATACGGATCATGAGCTTATTATCCTCGATCGTTTCGCGCGCGATCTCGTCATAATCCCTCCCACGCTCGCCCATTAACCCGCGCGGGCTATTAAGCCGATTCGCCAAAATCGCCGCATCCGCCTGCGCCTCCGCCAGCGGCTGGATATACCGAAACCCGGAATAAATGATTTTTGATTTCAGAATCCGCCGCGTCCGCCACAGACTTAATGCCTTCTGGCCCATGGACGGCACCCACTGCCGCACCTTCCAACGCCATATAGGCATTACCATCTGATCGCCGAAATCGCGCTGAATACGCATATGGCTTGTGCGCGCAGCATCCATGGCCCCGCGCCATCCGCTGAAATTCGTTTCTGACGCGTCCAGCAGCATGAGCACATACGGCATATGCAGCGGGCCGCCCATTTTCTGCAGCTGATATTTGACGTGCCGCATATGCTCCGCATTAGGCACGTTCGGCGTAAAGCCCGCCAGCTTTTTACCCGGCGGAAGTTCCGGCAGGGCCCCCGGCCGCAGCTTAACCGTGGTGATTGCGTCTCCGGATCCGGTCGTTTTAGATTCTTCTGTCCCGAGCACCGCGTGGCTGGGCGCTGCATTTTTATCCGATTCAATCACTCCGGAAATAGCAGCCGCTTGCTGCGCTTTTAGGACCATCGCAAAATCGAGGTCATCAAGCATGCCCGATTCTACCATCACCGGATGCCACCACGAATACCCGCGATTTGCGCTCACCCTATGAGTATTATACGAATGCAGCGCATACTGCAGATCATCCTCTCCATATATCGCATACCGCACCAAATTTTTATCATCCGTGCCGTATCCGCCATATGTAGGTTTTTTCGAAAAATAATACGCTCGCGGCACTGAATCGCCATCCAATTCAACGCCCGCGCTGATAATCTTTCCATCAGATACCGATGCCGGGCTTACGCACCGATCCGCTTCCACCAACTGCACGCGGCCATCGTTAACGAGCAACGCGAAAATATCGCCATCGAGGATGGTTTGGTACATGGCGAGCCAACACATCTTGGAAAAATTCCGCTCGCCCTTAAAATCGCATTGTCGTTTATCACCCGCCCATTCATTCCATCGCGCTTTCAGCTCCGCGTCGAGCCCCTCGTCCCCCGTATCAGGCTCTACCCGCCAAGGCGAGGAAAATAGATGGTCAACAAGGCGCTCCATGGTCTGCCCCGGCAGCGAATCGTTCCGATCCATATGCCGCGCGACCTCGCGCACCATCCATAATTGGTATGGGTCGAGATGCGAATCACCCGTTCCGCCGAGTCCCGTCCGCTGGCGCATAAACCGATTTCCGGACGCCGCCGCATCAAGGCCAGCCACGTATTCGCGCTTTGCCTCCTGCCAATCCTCTTGGCCCTTATGATCAAAATGCTCTGAATTTCCAGGTCTTACTCTCATTTTAATCCCTGAAATCCTGCACATCAGCATACAAAACGCGCGCCTTCACGTTCGATGCGATCCAACTCTCCACCATGGCGAGCTGATTATTGAGATTCGCCGTATTATGGCTGCGCGAAGCGCCGGATTGCGAAATACCGGCCGGTAATAACAACAGAAGCGCCCGCGTGGCGCTCCGAAATGCCTGTGCTTTGGTAGTATCACCGCTGCCGTCCGCATAATCTGCGTTAGCGAGGTAGGCCGCCTGAGCATCCGCGAGGTTCGCGTAGGTCGTCATTGCCGCAAAATATAGGGCCGCGCCCTATCCGTCAATGGCGAATGGTGAAAATGGGTGAAGTTTTGGGCGATTCGGGCATATTGGGCGGATTGAGATAATTGATCCGCACAGGATGCCCTCTAAGCGCGTTTCTCGGGCTCGCCTATGTGATTACATACCTGCGATCGGTGCGTTTTACCGGGCTGGCCAGGATGGCCAGGGATGCCCGTCAGGCAAATAATCCCGGCTGCGCCTCTTCGGCCTCGATGCGAGGTATGGCCAGGGCGTTAATATACTCTTCGTTAATTTCGATGCCGATAAATTTACAATCAAGTTTCAGCGCAACCATGCCCGTAGTGGCCGCGCCCATAAATGGATCCATGACGGTACCGCCAGCCGGGCAGCCGGCCTTGATACACGGATCGACAAGCCGCGGCGGATAGGTTGCGAAATGCGCCCCCGAAAACGGCGCGGTCGGAATCGTCCAAACGGTGCGCTTATTTCTGGAATCTACCAAACCGCTAACCGCCGCGCTAAACGATTCGTTTTGTTTCGGCCGGCCTCTCTCGCGTCCTTTCTTATGGATAGCGCCATGCCCCCCTTGACCTTTCGATGTATCCCATCCGTCCGGTGTTTTCCATGCTTTTGCTTTTGGGTTCACGCCATGCCCGCGCGAATTGGTAGTTCCCGTGACGGGTTCTTTAATCGCCGCCGCATCATAAAAATATTTTGGCGACTTGCTCATCAGAAAAATATACTCGTGCGCCTTTGTCGGTCGATCCGTAACGCTTTCCGGCATCGGGTTCGACTTGTGCCAGATTATATCTGATCGTAAATACCACCCGTCTGCTTGAAGCGCGAAGGCAACGCGCCATGGGATGCCGATGATATCTTTGGGTTTGAGGCCATCAGGAACCGAATGCCCCCTCTTCGTCATTGCCCCGATCCGTTTCGGTGTACCCTGGATTGACTTTGTTCCACCCGTATTGCTGGATGCCGCGTATGAATCGCCCAAGTTCAGCCACAGCGTTCCATCGCATCGCAGCACCCGCCGCACCTCCGCAAAAATTTCCACCATTTTTTCCACGTATTCCTCCGGTGTGGATTCCATGCCGAGCTGCCCGGCCATTCCATAATCCCGCAATCCCCAATATGGCGGTGACGTGACACAACATTGCACGCTTTCTTCCGACAATCCACGAAGAATATCGAGCGCGTCGCCGTGGTAGACGGCCGTCCGATCGGTTTTATATATGACCGTCATTCCTTTTTCTCCAAATCATCCGCGCGCCCAGGATGCCATTACAAATTAAATAAATCCATCTGCCCGGATGGCTCTGATGGTATGCCGCAATGCCGCAATACCTCGCGCAGTCCCAATTTATCCATGCAATATTTCCATGCCTTCGGATGCGTTTTATACATTAGCTGAAATCGGTTTGGCTCTTTTTCAAGATGAACGCCGAACATACAAAACATGCAGCCCGTGCGCGTATATCCCATATCGTAAATTTTGCTGTACGGTACGCCGAAACGCCTAACATATTCCCAAATATCCGCATCCGACCAAAAAGCCAGCGGCGTAGAGCGAGGCGTTTTTATCTCGTAGGCATTGCATCCAAAAGAAAGATACGTCTGCTTTCGCTGGCTTGCCTCGTCCGCCCGCGTCCCGATGAATGGCGCGCCATATTCTTTCTGCGCGAGTTTTGCCGGATTCTTTTTCATAATATCGCAGCATTTGCCGCTGATCTTAAATGGAGCTGAGCAAAGATACTGCCACTTTTTAGAAATCATCGACATTTCAGAACGTCGGCCAGCCGTATTTATTCCAGTAAGCCGCAAGCGCTTTGTTGCCGTTTCGCCTTTTGCAGATCTTACCTCATGGATATATTGAGCGTTTCTCTTTGAAATAACCGGATAACCGTATACCCTCAATACCTCAATAAAATTCATTTTAGGGCGAACCCATTTAACGCCAGGCGTATTCTTTACGTGCTCTCTGATTTCTGGATATTCAAGCCCGGTATCAGCAAAAACTGCAGGTACATCAGGAAACGCAAGCCCGGCAGGATTATTGCGCACGAGATGCAATAGTACCGTGGAATCCATCCCTCCCGAAAAAGATACGCATACCTTTCCGCCGTGATGGTTATACCACTGCTCAATTTTACAGGCGGATGCCTGTATCTTTTCATCGAGCGTCCAGGATTTTCGGCGATCGAATTCCTTTTCACTTATGCGCGCCATCTTTGCCTTCTAACTCGGTAACGCGCATTCCGCCCGCAACCAAATCAAAATAACCGCATTTGCTCGCCATCGCCCAGCGCTTCAATCTCTACGCGAGCACGGCCCACGATACGCCGCTCTGCAATCTCAAAATAATTAGCATCAATTTCGATGCCGATAAAACCACGGCTCGTATCCCTCGCAGCCACGCCGGTGCTGCCGCTGCCCATCGTCAAATCGACCACCAAATCGCCCGCATTACTGAACGTCTTTATTAAATCCTTTAACAAAGCGACAGGCTTTTGGGTCGGATGGTAGCCGCTATAATCCTTTTTGTATCGCAAAATATTGGATTTATACCGGCCGCCCTCCCACAAGTTAAAGGTGCTGGGGAATTTCTCATTCATTTCTCGCAGCAGCCCATCCCGATAAGAGGTATCAATTTTTTTTAAGTCCGCATATTCCCGGTTAAAATATCCCGTCGATTGTAACTTTGCATAATTATCCGCAGTGGGCAAACAAAACTGCACGCCGCCAGTGAAGTAATGGCCGCCCATTTCATTGCCGAGAATATTCCTTATGCTCGCATTCGTAAGCCCCGCCTCTTCTTTTTCATCCAGAAAATAGCCCCTCAGCGGATGCGACCCATCGAAATCATATTTATGATTATTCTTGCTGAAAACAAGAACATCCTCGAAGAAAGCAACCGGGGCTTTTTTGGCGATTAAACTATTGGCAAAATGATCTTTTTCCCAAATCATGGGATAAGAAAACGGAATGCTCGGCAGCGCTTTGTTTTTTAATTCCGTGCTGAACGGATCCTGGCTGAACAAAACCATCTTGCCGTTTTTTCGCAGTATCCGATTTGCTATTTCATAAATTCTTTCTGTTTCAATAACGAAATCCCAGCACGTTTTACCCTGCATGCCATGCGATATATTTTCGCCATCGCCTATATCACGAACGACTCCATAAGGCAGATCGGACAAGATAAGGTCAACGCTTCCGTCTGCGATTTTATCGCTTTCGATCAAACAATCGCCGCGGTAGATGGTCGTTTGTTCCGATGAATGAATGATAGTCATTCCTTTTTTTCCAATTCGCTTACGCGCCGCTCCGCAATCACCCGCGCGTACAAGCTCTTCGAAAGCTGCGCGCGCGTTTTGTAATAGCGTTCGCGCCACGAATCGCATTCTGATTGCATGGCGGCGAGGCGTAATTTCAGGCTGGCGCATTCCGCGCATCCATCCTGCTGCGGCAGCTTGATTCCTCTGTGTTTGCAATATTCATCTTGCATTTTATCCCCTTTATTTCTTGTCCAAAAATTCCGCGTTATCGAGCAGCCACAGGATGGCATGCCCGAATTCATATACCGGCTTTTGTACCACCTGGCCGCCGCGGCCGTGCGCGATCGTGGCGCCGGCGCGCTTGAGCCCGGCATAAATCGCGTGCAGCTTGCGCCGCCGCGTTGGCGATAATGATACCCGCAAATTTCGTGGATGCCCCGGCGCTTTATCCGCCGGCAGATCCTCGAAGGGAAACCGCAACACCGGCAAACCCGTTGAAGGGAAAATCTTACTTGTGAGGGATTTTTTCGCCATAATAACACTCTCCTTTTAACGATCCGTAATTAAAAAAGGCCGACCGTATTGGTCAGTTATACCCTGTTCCGTTTCCGTACGCGCGCGCGCTTCATGCGCACGCGACTTTGCCAGCTCTGCCGCCGGCGGTACGGTAGCCACGTGCAGATAATCGGCGGCCGCGCACTGGTAGACCTCGCAATCCCATAGATGATTCTCCGCGCCTGCGGTTATCTTCGTCCATATAAACTGCTGCGATGCGCCGCGGCGATGTAAAATTTTATGCTCTGACGCCATCTGCAGCAGATAATCCGGGCCGACTTCCGCGTGTATTTCCCATGAATCAGACGCGCCGGCAGCCATTTTAATACGAGAGGAAAGCACGTCTTTATACACCTCCGTATCAATCCGCAAATATTGAGTCTTGATTGATTCGGATTCGTCCGGCGGTGTATACGTATGCCTGCGCACCATAAGCGGCATGGCCATGGGCCGCTCTCCACCGTGCCCGTGCAGCGCCATTATGCGCGAATCTGTTTCTGCAAAACGGTACACCTGATGCGTGCGGCTTTTTTCGATCGCATCATCCGGCGCGCGGCCGCCGCCTGCATCCATAAACAGCATGCGCGCGCGTAATGATATTTTTTCATCCTCCGGGCCTTCAACCGGCCACGCTGCATCAAGGCATACGCGGCGCAAGTCATCAAACGAATCCACGCGGCCATACTGAATTAGCCGCGACCTTGAACCCTCGCCCCACGCCCTGATCGTAAACCAAAAATGATCTTTTTGCGTATCCACGGCCGCGATCAAAAGCCCGGCCCAGGCCGGTACGATAAGCGGCTTATGGCCAGCTGCTATTTTGTCGTCAAATGAACGCGTGCGGATGGCCGTTACTTCCTGCTCGTAGACTTCCGCCAAAAAGTTATTGCGGAAACTCATTTGCTTAACCGCATTGCCCATCGATCGAATGCCCTCCACGGCTACGTCGCTGAAGGTCAGCCATGGACTATAAAGCGCGGATACCCGAAAGGCAACCCTGCGCGGCGGTTTATTTTCAGGCCATAGGATGCCGTTACGGCCGACCGCATCATCTGGATTATCGGCAATCATGATGTCAATTTCTGCCCACATTCCGCGCGCGTTCATCCATAATTTATGACGATCTCCAATCCATTCCTCGCAATGCGCGCATGCATACCATGCAGACTGATCGCGCTCTATCCTGTCCGCCCTGGCCGTGCGTTCCTCGCCGCTTACCTTATCCCATTTCACGCGCTGCCAGTCGAGTACCTGATAGGCTTTGCAATGCGGGCATGGCACATGATACACCAACCTGCACGGCGATGCCTCCCATTCGCGCCAGATATAACCCTGCCGCGTTGTGGGCGTAGAAAGCTTTACGATCATTTTCCTATCCTGAAACGTTGTGGCGCGGCGCTCGCCGAGGCTGATCGGGTCCGCATCATCGCCGGAAAAAGGCGGGTATTTGTCTGTTTCGTCAAATACCACGTACCGATATGGATCACTCGCCAATGATTGCGGGCTGCCGGCCCAGCCGATGCGCACGAGCGCATTATTAAGCTCCACGTGATACTTTGTTACGTCGCGTTTAGCCGGCGTCATGTGCCGCCTGAGCGCCGGCGTGCGGCGCATCATCGGCAATATACGATCTCCAAAATTCTTTTTTGCCGCCTTTTCGTCCGGCATAACAAAAATAACCGGGCCCGGATCCTGATCAACCCAATAACCGAACGCATTGCGGAACGCTTCGCTGCCGCCGATTTGCGTGGGCTTCAAAAACACTACCTGGTCAATACCTGGATCCGCGCAAGCATTCATAACGGCCTTCATATACGGCGTACGATCCGGGGCATACGGCCCGGGCTCATTGGATTCCTTGGTGGACAGTACACGATTTCGCGCCGCCCATTCGGTTACTGTAATTTTTTCCGGCAGCGCCCACGCGCGCCGCTCGGCTTCGGTCCAGATCATTTTTTAACTTCCGTGCTTCTGAAAACTCCGCACTTTTTTGGGGTCGGAGACTTGATTTTCAAAATAAGGGCGCAAGACAATTTCGCCCCCATTTATGATTTCATAAATCCATTTTGCGCGCTCACGTATTGCCATACCCCAAAATTTTGCACCAGCAGATACACGATGATATCCACGAAAAGCAATAACTTTTATTGCCCATGGCATATGATCATCAGGCAACGGATATTTATAATCAAAACCGATAATATTAGACTTGGCTACATCAAATAAATCTTGATCGTATGTGCTACAATTTCTATGCCATCCAATCATCGGCCTGCCCTTTTCGCACTGAAAATACAATAGGATTCTTTCCGTATTTTTTTCTTCATTCATCGGAAAACCACAATAAGCGCAATATGGAATTTTTTTAGGCATCGCTTTTTCCCTTTCGTGAATTTATGGTCTTCTTTTTCTTCTTCTTTACCTTTTTCTTTTTCGCGGGCCGCGCGCTTTTCGCCGCCGGCCGTGCGCCGCGTGCGGAGGTCTTTGCTTTCTTCTTCTTGACCTTTTTCTTTTTCGCCCGCCGCGCGCTGTCCGCCGGCAGCTTATCGCCGCGCGCAAAGGCTTCTATTATTTCCACCACAAAGCCCGTAAGCCGATCTTCTATTTCGCGGCGGTCATCCATTGCGGCCAATATCGGCGCGGCGCGGCGCGGCAATGCCAGCATGCCGGCCTTAACCGTCTGGATGCGCTCCACGCGCTCGCGGATCACCTGCTCTACGGGCATAAGCAATTCCTTCAGCTTCGATACGTGGATTTCTTTTTCTTCCGCGCGCGCCAGCTCCCAGCGCTCGCGCGCCTCCGCATTCACCACCGGCGCGCCGCCGCCTTCATCAAGCCATCGCGATTTCAACCACGGCAGGCAGACGAAAAGATTGTAACTGACACGGCGATCGCCCCCGCGATTCCGTGGCATGCCATCCGATTCCCAGTCGAGCACCACTTTCCGATCGGTATCGAGCAGCTCAACAAATACAGTTTGAGATATTGCCGATAACGTATTCCGTAAATCGACCTGCCTTATTCGTTCCTCGTGCTTACGTATAATTGTAATTTCCCGCGTATTTAAACTGCCGGCGCCTTTTTCCCGGCGCTTCCGCAAAATTCTATCCATGCGCGCACGATCGGCAGCATCTGCAACCGATTCGTTATCGCCCGATGGAATCTTCCGCGCCATACTTACCCCGCAACGTCAGGAAACAACCGAACGCACAAATCCGCCGGCCATTCCGCCGGATTATTGCCCTTTGACGCCCGCGGCCACTTCTTGTCAAGCATCCATATTCCGCATTCTTCCCGTTCGTGCTCGGTCATTCTTGTGGGGTTTGATCCGATTTGTTTCATATAAACCGGAATGCACGCCCGTTGACACTGATCTATAATCATGCGCGGCCATTCCAAATCCATAACGCGCGCGCCCGGCCCGCTCTCGCCGCCGATGATAACCCAATCGAGCATGGGCATTTCTTTCCCGTCCTGCTCAAAATAAATCAAATCCTTACGGTGCCGGTACCACAATCCAAGTCCGTGCAAATCGAGGGATCCCAATAACGGCTCCGCGCTGACATACCTCACGCTTGCCGGCACCTGCAACAATAAAGGTATACGTTCCTCCGCGGTCTTTTGATCCTCGACCGAAACGCCAAACCAAATATGAGGCATCAGCGCAAACGCACTGCACGAGCACGGCGACCGCTGCACCTGCATCGCGGACGGCCACTCAACTTCCTTCGCAACCTCCCGCGCAATCCCAAAATATTCCAGCGCCCGCGCCGGCCGCTTCGTAAGCACCTGGAATATGTGCCGCGGGCAATTACCCATAACGCGAAAAACCTCATGAATAAAATAGAAAGGCACATCCTCGTGAAACAGATCGCCCATCAGGCACACCGCGATTTTCCGCGGCTTTTTCCACCGATAAGGTTGATCCAATTTATCTTGGCGCAACGTTACCCGAAACGGATCGCACGAATCGTATCCGTTCCGTCCACGCTGACGCGTCGCCATACGCTTCGCCCAGCAATTTTTGCACCCGGCCGAAACCGGCGAACATCCCGTCATCGGATTCCACGTGGTATCAGTCCATTCGATTTTGCTATTTAAGACCATTGGTGATTCCCCCTTTTAATAATCCCTCAACATCCCCCAACATTTGAACGCCGGGGAAACGCGCTGCATATACCGCCTGCGCGCGCGTATATATTTCACTGGCCCACAGCACCTTGATTTTTTCGCGCTCGGCAGCCAGGCCAAAGCCACCGATTCCGCTAAATAATTCGCCCATGGTGCGCACTCCAGCCGCCGCCAAACGGCGAATAATCCACTGCACCACAGGAACGGCCACGGCGTTTCCGATCATCTTATAGCGCGCGCTGTCGCTCATGGGTCTGCCATTAAAGGGTACCTGTGTCCAATCGTCAGGAAAGCCCTGCAGGCGCTCGCATTCGCGCGGGGTTAGACGTCGTACGCCAAATTGACCGACAATACCCGGCGGAGTCTGCGTTCCGCTTTCCGTAGCGCCGAGCGTCGGGCTTTGTTCGGACCGGTAGCCGATACTCCTGGCGGCCGCGCCCTGGCCCCGCTTGAATGAAGCGACCAGAAAATCAGCCTCATTACACTGTCCCGCTGGCCGTGCCGTACCGGCCCCGGAAGCCGCAAGCGTACCGGCTACAACAAGCGGTGTTCCCCTTCCGGTACCATCTTCGCTTGCATCGAATCCTTCACCGCGTAGCGTATGCGCCACTAAATGTCCGGCTTGGTCTTGGTTGTCATCTGCGCCACATGTTCCAACGCTGCTTGCAGATAGGGCGGTAACGACCGCCCCCTCTTCTCGGCACGGCGGAGAATGCCCCGACATGCCTTCGGGCTCAAATAATATTTCTGGTGGACACGGGGCTCCAAGACGGCAGACAATAAACACGCGCTCCCGCCGCTGCGCCAAGCCGAACCATTGTGCATCCAGACTTGCCCACGCCACACCGTACCCGAGTTCATCCAACGCGGCCAGCGCGACGGTGAAGTCTCGCCCATTTGCACCAGTTGGCGAAGATCGAAATCCGGGAACATTCTCAAGGAGAAGCCAGCGCGGTCGTAACCGCTTGGCAATTCGGATAATTCCCCAGAAGAGTCCGGATCGTTTTCCATCAAGCCCCCCACGCTTCCCCGCCACGCTCAAATCCTGGCATGGAAAGCCAGCCGTAATTAAATCGGGCACCTGCATGCTATCCTCAATATGGACCATTAAAGACCCTATTCCTCTTCCTCACAAAAAAAACAATGGAGCGCGTAAATATATGACATATGCGCCCGCGAAAGCGCGTAGCATTCCGGGCAATTTCCCGGATCGTATTTGTGCGTATGGCCCATCAATGGATACAGGTGCCGCCGCAACACCACAAGGGGCGTTGCACAGCATAGCGACTCCCCCGTTATCTTAAAAATAGGACACGCCAGACAGGTACCACCATCGAAAAACCTACGGCACAGCGGGCCTTCCCCGATCGTTGGTTCCGGCATACCATTTTCAATATTGATTGCCCACGCGCCAGCCGCTTCCAGCAGCGCAACCCCTTCCTCCCCGGTCAGTTTAATTTTTTCGCTTGCCGGCATTTTTCTTTCCCCTTTTTCTAAAGTTTACACGCCGACCTTGCCGATAGAAATAACACCACGCCGGCGGACCACAGGAACCCACCACCAGCCGCCAGAACCCCCACCACCCCGGGCATCGCACGCCGGATGCCCGGCCTACCTCCACTCGCACCACGCCGACAGTCAGCCCGACCGAACACTGCATGCATGTGTTGACAAACCTGTGCCGTCCACAACCCAAAACCTCCCACAATCGCAGTAAAACCCGCGATTTTCGGCCCGCCAGCCATCGCAGCCGGCAATTTTGGATCCGCAACCGCCGCCAGCCCGGGCTGCCCAGCGCCGCACATCGGCAGGAGCTGCCGGCCACTACCGCCGGGCCCCGACGTCGCCGCACATCTGCCCGGCTGCCGGCCACCGCAGCCGGCAATTGTGGATCCGCAACGCCAGCCAGCCCAGCGCCGAACATCGGCAGGAGCTGACGGGCCCCGTCGCCGCGCATCTGCTGGCGGACGGCCACCGCGGCAGGAGCCCGCCGGGGCAAGGCCGCCCCGGCACCGCCGCGCATCTGCTGGCGGACGGCCACCGCAGCAGGAGCCCGCCGGGGCAAGGCCGCCCCGGCGCCGCGGGTTCTTGCCGAGCAGAGGCCAGGCCCCCCTCCGGACCCCCTACCGGCAGGGGCCATGCCTCCCAAAATCCCCACCTGAAAACAACCCCCAAAATGCAACTGACGTTACCCGCCTTCAATGTGACAAAAATTTGTAAAAAAAACAAGAAATTAAAAAC